TTTCTAGATTAAGGGCAATAATCTTTGCCTTTGCAGCCTCTACAGTTAGTTTCCCTGCACGAAGTTCTGCAACAATTAAAGCTGACTGTCTAGCAGCACCATCTGTGATCTTTGAAACAACTGGAAGAACATCGTCAAACTGATTCATAAATTCTTTATTTACTGTACCAGTTGCAACAATTGTTTTCTTTAAACTTTCTATTTCTGCCTTTGATTGCATTCCCAATGTAGCCATCATTGCATGCCATTTAGCCGCTTCACCTGAAACTACACCTGTTGAAACTCCGCCTACTGTAGTTAATCCAGGAACATTTGGAAGCGGATCATTCATATAAATTTGTGGGTTTTGACCAATCTTTTGGTTTACAGGTCCAGATCCTGGAACCATACCAAACATCGTCTGTTGCATTCTTTCTTGCTCTGTCATTCCAGATCTTGCAACCATATGCGTACTTGCTCTAGTTCCCATTGCTCCTGCTAATGGGTGATTAGGATTTACTACTCTTCCTCCGCCAGCCATAACTAAATTACCAGCCATTGTTTGAACTGCTGGGTTTACACTTAATGCACCTGATTTAGCCTTTGCCTCTAATACTGAAAATTCATCAATTAAGTTTCTTAAAGCTTGTTGCAATACTGCAGCGGCTTTTGCATCGCTATAAAATGATTGTTCAACTAGTTTACCTGCTTTTTCTGCAGCAAGTATTTCTGGGGTTAAGTATTTCCATCCTTCTCCGCCTTTAAAGAATGCCTTCATATGGAAGACGCCCTTCATTATGTAACCAAAGAAGTTAGCAAGAACACCAGTAATCATAATAAGAGGACCAGCTATTGCTGTAATTCCACCTAGAAGACCTAGTACCTGTTTAATAGGACCAGGAAGATTGCTGGCAAAATTTACAACCTTATTAATTACCTCAATAAGTATTGTGTTAATTGTAAGGAATTGCTCTCCTACTTCAGCAAGTGATGCCTTTAAGCTTTCTAATGCTCTGCGATATTTACCTGAAGCAGATTCTGTTACTGCAGTTAATTCTCGATCAGCTATTGATGCCAAGTCATCGGAAGATGCTTTCATTAGATCTAAAACCTGTAATGTCTGACTGCCCTGTCTTCCTAAGTTTTCAAATAAAGCGTTAAGTCTTGAAAACTGAAACTTACCAAATAGTTGTTCGATAGCCTGTTGCTTTTGCAATGGATCTAAAGAATCTAGTGCGCCTTGAAGAGCCATTAATGTACCAGTTAGATTACCAGCATTATTATTTACAATTCCTAGTAGATCTATACCTAGTGTTTTAAATTTACCTACTGCAACATCTGTCGGGTTAATTAAAGAAGCCAGTGCAGACTTTAGAGCGTTTGCTCCTTCAGAAGCGTTAATTCCACCTTCTCGCATAGCAGTCATATATAAAGCTAAATCTTGTACGCTTCCGCCTAAGCCTTTAACAACTGGTCCTGCTTTTGGAATTGCTTCCACTAAGTCATTTAGAGTAGTAGACGTCTGGTTTTCAACTGCGTTAAGGAAGTTAATTGATTCTGATAATTCGTCTGTATTAGATTTAAATGCAGACTGAATTGCAAGAGTTGCCTTCATGGCTTCTTGTCTATCTACTTCACCAAGTACTGCAAGTCTAGTTGTTTCTTGAATTGAGCCTAGAAGCTCATCTCCAGTTTTACCAGTTGCTGCAATATCTGCTGCTAGTCCAATAGTTTCTTTAAAGCTAACACCCATGGCTGCAGAAATATCTTTTGCAGTTTGAACTACTTCTTTTCTTACTCTTCCCAATTCTTCTGAGGATGTTCCAGCTACGTCTCCGTAAACCTTTGTTAGACGTACAAGCTCTTGGTCTGCCTGCTTAAATGCATCTGCTGCTGCTTTACCAAATGCTGCAAGGGGTACTGTCAAACCTACTGTTAACTGACGACCAGCCCACTGAGTATTTTTACCCCAGTTAATAAGTTGTCCAGCACCATCTTGAATAACCTTATTCATAATCTGCAATTCTTGTCTTGTAATTGCAGTCTTATTTTTTATTTCATCGAGACCTCTTGGAACATGCACATTGAATTGCATTAATCCTTGTGCGTTCTTGCCTAGTGGTTGTAATACAGCATTTTGTAATGCTACTTGTTGTTTTGCAAGATCTCGAATAACTCCGCCAGAAGTTCTAGCGTGTTCTCTAAAGGTGTTAAAATATTGACCTAGCTTTAGTTTTCCACCATCTAGGTTCTTACCAAACTTTTCTACATCTGACTGTAGGCTTACGAAGTGTGTTGAGAATTGACCAGTACTTCTAAGTGTGTCGGAAAAAGACCTGTTCATTACGGCAATTTGATTTGCCAACATCTTGTTAGATGTAGCTAATTGCTCTTGTAATCTTGACAGGCTTGCGGTAACCTTATGCACATCGGCAATAAGGGCTGAGAAGTCGGCGTTAGCGACTATTTGGGTACTGATCGTTTGGTCAGCCATTTATCTCAAATTACTCCTTAGAATATCCTAGTCCCTCGCCAATTCCGAATCCAGCTTGCGCCGCAAATCTTCCTTGTAGTGAAACCACATCGTTGCTAGAAGCATTTATTCCTGCTGCTCTCAACTGTATGTCTTCGAAACTAGAAACTTCTTTTTTATCTTCTTCGTATTCACCTATCTCTACTCCCTTTAAAGATGCATGGAACTTTTTGTCATTATGTTCCTTCTTCTTCAAAGCCTGGAAAGTATTAATAAGTTCTGGCATTGATAAATTTTCTTCGAGTTCATCGTAGTTCTTCCAATGTCCCAAAAGAAAAAGTTCTCCTTCTAAAGCGGCTAAATCTAGTTCTGACCAGCCAGAACCGCTGCCGCTAGTAGGTTTGGGTCGTCAAGTTTGATTCCTCCGCAAACTTCAAGAATGCGGTTCATTGTTGGAACATCAAGGGCATCTTCAAATGCATCTCTGTCTGCCACCAATTCTGGTAGTTGTCTTTCTAGCGCAATTGCACAAGCATCGATCAGAACATTAAGTGTCTCATCTTCTGTTTGAGATTCTGCAGTCTTTTGAATTGCCGTCATGAACTTACGTAGTTCTTTAATTGATAGTGGCTTAAGCTTAGCTGTCTGCCCGTTTTGTAGTTGAATTTCTTCTACATCATATACTGTTGTTGCCAATTTAATCCTCCTAGGATCTAGTCATAATCATTATACTAAATAGAATCTCCTAATACAACCAGAAAGCCCCCAATTTCTTGGGGGCCTTGGTAATTAATTACTTAATTATATTGCCAATACACGGTCAATAATCTTGCCGTACTCTTGTCCTTCGTAGCCGCTCATTGCGGTTGGAAGTAGACGGAATGTTACTGGGAATGTAGTTGGGGCTGATCTTGCCAATGTGAAAGCTGATTGCTGTACTGACAAGACACGACGTGCATAATAAACACGCTCTACTGAAGATCCTGCTGTTGTTGGTGCTTGACCAACTGCAACGAGCTGACGCTCTGTTGGTGCAATACCAAGAGCTCCTGCTGCTAGACCTAGAGTGTCCTTCTTTGTAGACCCTGTACCTGATGAGATAATTGTATTGTTTGCTGAAATTGCGGTGTTGTTATTTGGATCATCTGGTTGTCCGAATACAACTAGAACGTTTTCTAGTGTACCTTCTGACATTTCAGTTGCGATCATAACTTCCATCGCTGACTTGAACAGCTTTGCTGTATCAAGCAACTGGTCAACAGTTACTGAATCGAATGTTGGATTGTATGTAATCTGTAGACCGTTATTAGTAAAACCTACGTTTCTGTAATAGAAAGTACCAGAATCTGTATCGTTAAGTGTATCTGTATAGGATTCTCCTGGTACAAATGCACCTGCTGCTGCAGTTCCTGGTTCTGAGTTCTCGAATGCTGTGTATCCTGAAGTTGTTGAATCGATATTCGAAATGAACAACGGGGATGCACCTACGAGAATGTTTTTAGCATTACCTGTATTTTGTGCCATATTGTGTTTCCACCTCCTGGAATTCTTTAATTATTAAATTGTAAATCTAAAAATCTTGGCTGGCTAGGCCTCTTCCCTCTTAGTACAATTTTAGTCTATTAGGGGTAAAAAGGCAAACCCTAGAGGAACCTACCCTGGGAATCTGTAATTCTAGAATATTTAATTTCTAATATAACCTCTGCAGAAAAGAATCCCTGAAGCTCCTCTGATGGGGCTATAGGAGAAATGTCTGCCACATATACTGAGTGGAATTTAAACTTATCTGATAGATCTGCCCATCTATTTATGTCTCTGGCAGACTCGTCCATTCTTCTAAACTGATCTGTCATATAATTTCGAATTTCATTTATCTCTGCCACCGATGTTGAATATAGGGTGAACATGACCTGCTCACAGCATATTAGCCAGTTGTCATCATAAGACATTCCAATCTTGTCGTAGACTATATGCTTCTTGCCGCTCAGGAATTGATTCATTTCAGCCGACTGCTGAACTGGAATAATTGGAACAATGTTCTCGTTTAGATTATCGCTCCAGTAGTCATCCTTATCAAATATCTCTCTGGTATAAAGCTCTTGCCATAAGAATTTTCTAAGTTCGAGCATGGCGTCTAATTTATAATTTGCTGTCATAGCGCACTTCCAAATGCTACAGCTAGAGCAGCGTCCGCTTGAGATCTAACAGTATTGGGAGAAAATTTATATTGAACCTTTTTAATATTTACTGGAAGCTTCATGGCCTTTGTTAATCCAGAATTAAATATCCTTTGAAAGCCAGAATTTTTAATTGAGCTATTTACTAGTTGACCACTAAAAAATCTTGAATAGGCTAGACCAAATTGATTTGTTGCTGCAGAACCGCCTGGTCTTTTTACTGTAACTGAAGCACCCTTTGGCATGAAAACTGTTTCTCCATTAGACTCAAACACTAATCTTTCCGCATTCTTTGGTCTAATAACAAGTGGTAAGCCCTGCTCCATAACAAATGCCTTGTTAGCAAACATATGTCTACGCTTTCCTTTTGGTGCTGGAACCATAGATCTAGACATTTTAAATTCATAATTAACCTTAAAAGATAATCCCTGTTGAGATACTTTGTTTAATTTAAATAGTCTTGAGCTTGGGGTGCCAGTTTTTTTCCACTCATATACATGGTGTAATGATTTTGGCTTAGACCTAGCAAGTGAGTCTATGTAGGCACCAAAATCTTGTTCTATCTGATCAAATATTGTTTTAGTAAAAGTATTTTGAAACTGCTTGCTTGAAGTTAGTTTTGCAATTACGTTTGCCTGATAATAAACATAAGCAGACACCTGTGCAACTGTGCTATCTTTTAAAACACCGCCTGGGCCTGAGCCGCCCATCAGTCTTTCAAGACCGCTGGATGCCTGAACTAGCATTGCACTATTGTCCAATTTGCTGATTCTCCGATCTCTTCATTGATGAGTTGTACGCAATAACTTTCCCAAATGGATCTGTGACTGGTGTGGTTCCCATTACTTCAAATACTGTTGGTGTCTCGCTAGGAAAATTTATTTCGTGCCATATAACGTTACCAGCGTTATCTCTAATATTGGTTACCTTTTCTCTTGGAGTTAATCTTTCAGAAGTTCTAACCTGTATAATTTGATCGTTTAAATACTTATTTGAAAAGATCTGCTTGTCGCTTGACCTAGTTGTTGCAGAGTTGCTAATAACACCTTTTGCGTGACAGGATACAGTTTTATAGTATGACCATTCACGTATGATAGCTCCTGTGTCTGGATCCTGCACCTCAGATTGCTTATAAACATCTAGATGCATAGACAATACTGAGTCTATCAAATCGTTCATTATATAATTTCTACCTTAGTTGTAAGGACATAGTCTGCCAACAATTTATCTGCATAAGCATTTCCTGTACCAGTGTGAGCTTCTCCAGTATATTCAAAGTCCCAGTCGAATGTTGATATCTTCTTTATGTACTTATTTCTCCATACTGTATCTTTGGCAAAATAGTCTTTCATTAATTCTATGGCTGCCAGCTCTACGTCGTCTGGAACCTTTTCCCAACCGAATCTTCCATAAACTCTATACGGAACTCCAGACTGAAAAACTCCATTCCCATAATCATTTATGCTTGGAGGAACCATTCCGTTTGCGGTGTATACAGTGTTGTCTAACATGCTAGCACGGTTAATTCTTATTCCGTATGCGCTTTCACTAACAATGACATCATAGTTCCAGTTATTTATTTCTTCAATATTGTCTAACAATAAAATATCTCTTGCGTACAGATAATATATTTCCGCAACTCTTGAAGGTAGCGGAAGAATGTCTGAATCATGTCCGTATACCACAAATATCTCGTCCTTCAAATAGAAGTTCTGTCCTGTGTGCTGCTCTATAACTTTACGGGCATATTTTTCTGCTAGGACCAGGTCTTTGTAAGACTTGTATCCTGGATCCGAAGAGTCTGTACTAAACTCCATATCTGCCACATGATTAAAGTCTACATATGGTGTTACTACAAAGATCTCGTCGGTCTTTTTTACGCTTGTGCCTCCGACGGCATAATTCCAATCAAGTCTGAGAGTTCTATTTCTATTTGTATATTGATATGGTACATTTACTACATACGTCCCAGGATTATTTTCATCCAGGGATGACGTTAAAGTTGTAAGAAGCTGTGTAGGATTAATGGCTGGGCTAATATTGGGATCTAGCGTAACATCATATAGTCCGACTGTTGGTAATGCGTCTGCGTTTGCTACATCACCATTCCAAAAAACTTTATGCGTTATTGGTGATTGACTGTTTATTAATACCTCTGCCATGTTATAGGCCTAGATTAGTTGTAATACTCCTGGACTTCCTTTGGAGTTGCTAATCTAAAGCCCTCCTCCTTATCGAAAATTTCTTGAGCATTTTTTTCATTCATTGCTACAAATGGGTGATCTTTTGTGAAAGTATGTCCCATAATATCATATCTAAAATTAGCTCTGGTCATTCTTACTAATACTGTGTCTGCTGTATGCTCAGCCTTTGGATCAAACTTTGGTAATACTTCTACTGCCATGTCGTCTTCATCCTCTTCCATCTTTTCAAGGGTCTTGTTGTATACAGCCCAGGTTACGCCTTCTTCAGCAAGAGAGGCAATAATGTCAGCTTTGTTCTTTAAGCCTTCTGTGTCGACTGCGAAATCTTCGGCAATCTTCTTTAGCTCAGATACTTTTAATGTCTCAAATGACATATAATCTCCTTTGTTAGGTTATTCAATTATAGCATTACTAAATTAAAATGAAAAGCCCCCAAAATTAATTGGGGGCCTTTCTTGAGGATTTAATCCTATTATGAAGCAACCTTTACGTTCTTCACAACGACCCAAGCGTCAGCTTGTTCGATTTCGACACCAACACGAGTATACATTGTGTACTCGATTGAGTCCTTCTTTGGCCAGAAGAAACGATATACGGTTACGTCACGCTTGATACCAATAACTACGTTATTTGGGAATGTCAAGTGGATGTCTCCGTGGTTTCCTGTCTCGCCTGTGTAATCGCCATCTTGTGCTTCAGGAAGTAGTGGAACTTCAACAATCGGAATACCGAATGCGAATGGTGCCACGTAACCTGCTGGACCACCTAGAGGCTGTACGCCTTGTCCACGAATTACGCTTGAAGCGATATCCTGTGGAATGGTGTTATTTGTTCCAATGCTGTTAGCATATAGGAAGTCTTGAATTAGGTTTGAACCTGCCAAGAAGCGAAGGTCTGCACGACGTTGCTTGTACTTACGTGGAAGAGCCTTAAGAGCGCTGTTAAATACAGCACGGCTTACTGCAGCTCCACCAGCATCAACAACGTGACCGTTAGCCTTTGCCTTCTTTACAACACCATCAAATGACTTGTATAGCAAGTCTGATGATAGAGCTGTGTTTCCATTAAGGACTACGTCTTCAATGTCGTTACCTGCCTGTGTTGCCATCAAGCGGGCGATGTGATCTTCTAGATCTGCACCCTCAATATTGTCTTCTAGAGACTCAGTTGAAAGTTCCCAATCTAGGCGAAGTTTCTTTGTGTTAAGAGAGATCTTAGAGAATGTGACTGCTGCGTTTCCGCTGTTGTCGCTTGATCCTTCAGTAGCAAGCTTCATAAGCTTCTCGCCAACTGACATACGATCAATCTCTGCTGTATCTGCTCTCATACGAACTGTACGTGCAACTTTACCAATTACGGTTGCGTCGAACATATAGTCGAGGAATCGAGCTGATTGTTCTGGATTTAGCAAACCACCCTTGCTGTCAGCGCCTACGTGTACGCCAGTTCCTGTTAGGGATCCTGTCATTCCTGCGGTTGCTGTTGTGTTAGCTACGATAGTTTTTTCTAATGTTTCATTACTCATTTTATATTTTCACCTACCTTTTTTAGTTAAAAATTTCATTCACGGAACCGAGGAAAGAACCGTTCCACTTTGATTTTTTGATTGTAACTTCCTGAGACCCGCCAAGGTCCGAGGACTTCTTAATTGCAGTCTCTGATTCTACTGCGTCGACACGCTTTTCTACGCCATCAATCGTGTTCTTGATACTATCTACAGCCTTTGAAAGGGCTGCATGTTGTTCTGCCAATTCTGAAATTCGACTATCTACGCTCTTGCTGAATGTTTCAACTGTATCTTTAATAGTTGTAACTTGAGCAGCATTTGCTTCTGAAGCCTTATTTAGTGTATCCGAGAAAAAGCCTTTAAGATCGCCAAGCATCTTTGCAAAATCAGGTTCATCAACCATAACTTCTGATACGTCGGCTGCTTTTTCTAGAACTTCGGCAGAAGCGTCTACTACTGCATCTGCAGGAGCTTCTTCAACAGCTGGAGCTTCCTCAACGGGAGCAATTGCTGCTGTGTCTTCTACGGCTGCTTCTGGTGCTACTGCATCTTCAGCAACTACGTTTTCTGTATTCTCTGA